ACTATCAGTCATTCTATGTACTGTGATCTACCTATTAATAATGGAGGTATAGAATGCTTTAGAGAAACACAGAATCTTTCTGCAATTGAAATCTTGAACAAATATCCACAAGAACTTCGTAATGCAAAATTGAAGTGGATAGCTAAAAAAGTCAAGAAACATGATGAATTTGACTTTGGTCATCCATCGCGTTACAAAGAGTTCTTAACAATCACACAATCTCGCTCTATCAAAATATGAGAAACTTAGGAGATATGAAATGTTAAACTTTGAACCGAACTACTGGTACGTATACATCCTGCATAATAACAATGCAAAGAGCTTCTATATTGGATTGCATCATCAAATTGGTAATAAACCATATTCACATTCTTCAAATAGCGTTTCTTTGAAGCAAGCTATTGAAGATGGTAACGTTGATGAGTATATCGTTTACAAAGGCGATAGTAAGGAAAAAGCGCATGCGCTTGAAACTTACCTCATTAATCTTGCTAAAGATAATGGCGTAGAAGTTTACAATAAGAACAGCGGTGGTGGTCATCGCGGTGGCGCTCGACAAAATATCCTTGAAGAAAAGGATTATATTGTTGGTGAAAATATGCTAATCCATAATATCTTTCCTGAAACGTTTTCAGTGGATAAGTATATTGAAGAAAATGCAAGAATTGAAAAGCTAGCGGATGAAGTTGCTGAAGCTGTTTTTGTTCAAAGAAACACACCAGATAAGGTTATTCATAAGGTAACTTATGAACCCGTCGATTATATCGAGAAATTATCTTTCCTTCAGATCACAGAAAACCATGTTGACCCAAGAGAAGTTGATCGTGTCGCTGAATCTATGATGCGAGACATTAAAGCAGCGGAAAGTCTTGTTGAAGCGTGTACAATTGTCGAAATGCCAGATGGTTCTGAGAAACGAATTGATGGTACAACTACTTGTTATGCTATCATCAAAACCAATATTTGGCCAACTATTCCTGTTGTTCGTTTTAAGTCAAGTGTTTTTAATGACAGCGAATCTTTGATGAGAAATTACGCTTCTGCCCGTAATGTTCCAAAGAAGTATAAGAAAGCTCAAGAACCAAAGAAAGAATTAAAAAAGCATATTCATGCATTTCATATGGAACATCAAGAGCTTTTTGAAAATTCTTATGAAGATTTTTGTGAATGCTTTAAAGCTTCTTACAATCGTCGTTTCAGCTCGAACTCAATCAGTAAAAATCTCAAGTCTTATCGTGATAAGTACTATGAAGATATCCTCAAAGGCGATAATTGGATTAATTACAAGGCAAACGACAGTAAGTTGTTGAAGAAAATTTCTTCTCAAGTACTTAGAAAGTTTCCAAAGTCTATCACTTCTAAGGTTTCTTATTCAAACCTTGAACGTGAGGGTGTTGCTAACCCAGCAAACTTCTTTGGTAATGGTAATTCTCGTGGTAAAGATACAGAAGTTATTTTGGCACATCATACCACACCAGAAACCGAAGATGACGAAATCGAAATTTTCGAACGCTTGAAAAGAAGTTTTGCATTCTGTAATTTTTATCCAGATCACAGCAAATCTCTACATGGTTTTGTTCCTTTTGTTGGTAAACATAATGGAATTAAAATTTATGTAGTTTCTTTACCAGCTCGTTATGACACTCAACGAAAGGGTGATATGGCGGTTAACATTATTAACTCAATATTTGATGAACAAAAAATCGCAGCGTAAACAAGACTTCATAAATTGGTATCGCTGGTCGCTTTCCATCAAGGATTGCGATCCAGCGATATTCATGACTAATTACTTGTTCCGTAGATTCGAGCATAATAAGGAGCAGAAGCTCTGGATATCTTGGATCTACGGCACAACGTATTATTTTCCAACAACATGGGTGATATGGAATGAGTTTCCTGACATGGAACTTGTCGGGGTTGAACGACTCCGCGAGTGGAACAACAACAACTATAAACGTCTCCGCTATCAAACCGATACAAAATGGAACAAGGGACATTTACCGTCCCAATTTGAGAGTTACAAGAATTGGGTCGGAGAAAAGTCTCAACGTGAAGCTTTTGCTCCTTTCCTTGACGGTTCGCCTTCGGAGAACTTTGACCGACTCTGGCCAGAAGTAAAAACCAAATTCCATAAGTTTGGTCGTTATTCAACTTGGTTTTATTTACAAACTCTTAAGCAGTGCTGTGATCTTGCTATTGAACCAAGTAACCTGATGCTTGACGATTATGATGGTTCTCGTTCGCATCGCAATGGTTTGTTGATGGCTCTTGGACTAGACGAGTGGTATGATCAAAAACTTACTGCGAGTCAAATTCAATACATTGAAACTCAAGCTTATGAAATTTTACAGGAAGTTAAACGAGACTTTCCTAATACTGACTTCTATGATATGGAAACGTGTTTGTGTTCGTTTAAGAAACTGTTTCGTGTCAAGCATGGTCGTTACCTTGGATATTATCTTGATCGTCAGGCTGAAGAAATTGCGCAGTGTGAGAAAGATGGTTGGTTTGGTATTGACTGGCAACCAATGTGGGATGCCAGAAAAGAAACATTGAATAATAAACTGTTGACTAATAAGATAGATAATAGTAAAATGGCTCTATACTTGAATGATAATGTATTAGATGCTACAGGTTTATTTGAGGATAATAAAATTGGGCTTGAGGAGTTTTTTGGATGAAGGTTATTGCTATTGGTGGTGAACCTGGAGCTGGTAAATCTACGTTAATGAAACGTATTATTGAACACTTCCAAATGGAACCAAAATACGAAGCGTATAAGCTAGTCCCTTATCTTCTCAAAGATAACATTTATGTACTCGGTAAATATGAAGAAGGTCAGACATTTTCTGGTACTGACCGTATGAGCATGGCGGTTCAGCCAGAAGCTATTAAATTTTTAAAAACTCTTCCCTCCACAGCTGTTGTACTTTATGAAGGCGACCGTTTGTTTACGGCTTCGTTCTTAGAACATTGCAATGAAAATTATGATACACAAATCATTTATCTAAAAACTAACAAAGAAGTTCGAACTGAAAGGTATAAAGAGCGTGGTAGTAATCAAGACGAAACTTGGCTTCGTGGTCGAGAAAGTAAAATTGCTAACATCCTCACAAATATGACACTTATGTTTATAACTGAAACTTTTGAAAATAACAACCTTGAGCAACAAACTGCAGTCTATGAAAGGATTCTAAATTATGTCACTGTTCAGTAAGCCATTTACTTCTAAGGATGTAAAAATTACCTACGGAAAGCCTGAAGAGGACTTGGTTCCGAAGGATATTGATTATAAATATGCTGAAGATCGCATTATTGCCGATTTCAAAACCTATATAGATAAGACATACGGTGAACATTATAAGACTGAACAACAGTCAATTGAATGTTTTGATGCATGGATTGCTCTTGGTGATTCCACTCCTACCTTCCGCAATACAGCTCTCAAGTATCTCTGGCGCTATGGCAAGAAGAACGGTAACAATAAGTCCGATCTTTTGAAAGCTTTGCACTATACATTAATGTGTTTGTATAATGATCATTATAAGGATGAAAAATAATGGAAATTCAAATTCCAATTGAACAATTGAGAAAACGTAAACTTTTTATTGCTACGCCGATGTATGGCGGTCAGTGCGCAGGTATGTTTGCTAGATCAGTTGCTGATCTTTCCGCTATGTGCTCTCAGTATGGTATTCCCCTCCAAATGTATTTCTTGTTTAACGAGTCTTTGATCACTCGCGCAAGAAACTATTGCTGTGATGAGTTCATGCGCTCTGATGCACAGCATATGATGTTCATTGACTCTGACATCGGTTTTAACCCTCAAGATGTTATTGCTTTGATGTCATTGCAGTGTCTTGAAGAAGAGAAATATGATATCATCGGCGGTCCTTATCCTAAGAAGTGTATTAGTTGGGAGAAAATTAAGACAGCTGTTGATAAGGGTGTTGCTGACGACGACGCTAACATTCTTGAAAGATTCGTTGGTGATTATGTTTTCAATCCAAAGGGTGGCACTCAGCAAATTGCAATCAGTGAACCTTGTGAAGTTTTGGAAATTGGCACAGGCTTCATGATGGTAACTAAAAAGGCAATGAATAAGTTCTATGAGGCTTATAAGGATCAGTATATGTATAAGCCTGATCATGTTCGCACAGAACACTTCGATGGCACTCGTGAAATCATGATGTACTTCCAAGCTGAAGTTGATCCTGTTTCCAAGCGTTATCTTTCTGAAGATTATTGGTTCTGTCAAAAGGCTCAACAGGCAAATATTAGAACTTGGTTTTGTCCTTGGATGAAACTACAGCACGTTGGTTCATATATTTTCGGTGGATCACTTGCTGACTTGGCTTCAATTGGAGCTGCTGCAACTGCTGACCCAAGTCAGCTTAAGAAGAGAAAGTGAGTATATTATGAAGATTGTAGTTTATATTAGGAATGATGAGAGTTATGAAACAACTCTTAAGGAAGTTAAGAAACAAATGAAAGAGTTTCTTAATGAGGGTGATAAGGTAGTTTACATTAGAGCCGATTTTACTAACATCACTATTTTGTCTGAGTGAAAGGAAATTATATTATGAAAATTGATACGAATACTGTGAGCGTTCTTAAGAACTTTGCAAAGATTAATCCTTCTATTGTGGTTCAAGAGGGTAATACTCTTAAGACTATTTCACCAAACAAGACTATTATGGCAAAGGCTAATGTAACCACTCAGTTTGATAAGCGTTTTGCTATCTA